ATCAGCAGCAGTTGCAAGCATGAAGTCATCTCCAATATACTTGATGCCATTTTTCTCAACAAGTGATCCAACACCTCTTGAGGAGACACCAAGTTTGACACCTTCTCCAAGGAGTGATTTGGCAATGTTGCCCATTGGGGTATCAAGCAGTTTTGCCTTACCAACAAAGTTATTGCCTTCTTGGGTTAGGCTAGTAATCATATGGGAAACTCTATCCAGATTTACTGTTGGTCCATCTGGATGACCAAGTTCTCCAAGTGCTCTACCTTGCTTGATAAAACTCTCATTGTACTTTGATACTTCTCTTGCTAAAACACCAATAGGATAGTTTCTACCATTTCTATTGGTAACTTCAGCCTGCAAGAAAGGTCCCTGGATATACAGGGTTTTCTTTCCATTAGATTCTTCAGTAATAATTTCTACTGATTCGATTTCTTCTGTGATTAGTTTCATGGTTGTTTAGGGGTCTGTTACTTCTGAAATGTATACACCTGTTGCAGTTCCACCAAGTCCAAGAGCAGCAACTTTGACACTTCTTGCTGCATAGGAACCAACTACACTGGTAATTGGACCAGTAGCAGTTGAGTCAAAAGTAACAGTAATTGAACTTTCAGTTTTTGCTGTTACTTGATTGTGACTTGTATTGATTCCAGCAGGAGATGCTCCAACAATAGAAACAAAATCACCAACCAGGAAAGGATTACCAGCATTTTCAGCAAAGGTAATAGTTGTGGTGGATCCAGTAGTAATTCCAGAGATAACTTGCTTAGCAATTCTTTCTCTCAAAACTTCTGGATCACCTTCTAAAATGGCAAAATCACTAGTGGTTGCAGTTGGGTTTGTGCCAATTGCAACAGCAACAGCAGCACCAACAGCAGCAATTCTAATGTTACCAGTTTTTAATGTGATTGCAGTGCTTTGTGTAGATGCTGCACCAGCACTTGTAATTGGTGCAACTGTCTGCACTAGTTTGATAGCCATAATTAATTACTCTTCCTCTTGGGTAAACATTGTTTGCGCAATGGCAGGTTTCAATTCATCAATCATGCTAGAAGATTTAGCATAAAGAATTTCTTTAATTTTGTCGGTTGTCTGTTCTGGTGAAGATCCAGAAAGAACCATATCGATAAATTCAACAGAAGAATCCATAAGAATGTTGTAAGTACTTGAAATTATTTATATTTCCGCACCTTTGGCATTTATTGAAGTTGCTTTATCTGCACTAGACATATCAGGTTCCTTGGGAACTACGCCCATTGGTTGATTGCCTGCAGACATTGGATCTAGAGGCATACCATCAGGACCAACTGGGGGCATCAGTTTTGGATCTGGGTATTTGCCATCAGAAATTTCTTTCTTGATGATCTTATCTTCATCAGAAATTTCCTGATCAGTTTGTCTCAGGATCTTCCTTCTCACATAGTCTTCTGAATAGTATCTGCCAATGTAAGGTTCAACTGCAACCATGAGATTGAGTCTTTCATTCATCAGTTCAGTTTCTTTCAGTTCTGAGAAGTGCCCATCATAGAGATAATCATATTGGATATGATCACTCATCTTCTCCCAATCTTCTGGAGTAACAATGTTCTTGAGAATCAGTTGGGTCTTTAGAAGATCATGGAATACATTGCTAAATCTCTTTCTCAATCTTCCAACAAACTTACCAAACATTAATTCATCTCTCAGAATTTCAGAAGATCTGCCAAGATTGAATCCACCATCAGAGGCAGTTCTTGATTCTGGAACATTCAATGCTCTGAAGAGTTTCTTTTGGAAATACTGAACATCAGTAAGTTCGCCAAGATTTTGACCACCAGGGAGAGTGGTAATTTCAGTTCCTCTACCACCCTCTCTCCTTGGGAGCCAGAAGTCTTCCATCATGCTCATGAACTTTTTGTCATCCTTCATTTCACCAGTGTTGGCATCATAAACAAGTTTATTTCTATACCTGTTCATCACATCTCTAAGGTATTGCTCTGCCTTTACCTTGGGTAGATTGCCAACATCAATATAGAAAATTCTTCTTTCTGGTGCTCTGGAAAGTCTGTAGATGACAAGAGCATCTTCAATCATTCTAAGTTGATTGAGTGCTTTGATTGCTTTATGTAAGTATGATAAAGTTAACTGTCTATTTCTATCTACTAAACCTGAGGTTACATAAGTTACAGAATCCTTTGCAATAGCAACTCCTTGTTGAGGACCTGCAGATTTTTGAAGTCCTCCCTGTGGATAGTACATGAAGTACTCTTCAATTTCAGGTTCAACAAATTGAGTATTGCTTGTTCTGCCACTTAAAACACCACCATACTCATTTGGTTGTTTCTTTTCTCTTCTAATAAACTTGGTTTTGAGTGCATCCATGAACCTTAGATCCTGGATGCCTTCTTCTGGTTTGCTTACATCAATAACTTTGTGATATAAAATTCTTCCATCAACATACCAATTTTTGAAAATTTCATGGGACTTCTTATCAAAGTCCATTAAATCTTTGATATATTTGAATTCTTCTCTGATAATTTTTTTAAGACTATCACTAGCATTTAAGTTGCTTAATTCAATTTCTACTGGGGAATCATTAAGGTCACTGACAATTGCTTCATTAATTACGTTCTCAATGGCACTGTCGCACTCAGGGTGCAGTGCCATTTCTCTGTATCTTTTGATGAGGTCATATTCATTTTTGTAGACACCTTCAATGTCTACATACTGACCATAAAATCCGCTTGTTAGATAGTAATCAACCCCATCCTCGTTGTTATCGGGGACAGGGGATATAGCAGATTTAGGTAATTGATTGTCGTCCTCAATTGAAAACCCAAACAGTCTTGCCATTGTATAATTCTAAACTATACAGGTATTTAGACTACTTGAGATCCACCACTATTTTGTCCATCTGATGCTTCCCACCATTGGACTTGCAGATCAACAGTGAACTCCTCAATTTCATTCTCATTGTTATATGAGAGATCAATTTGAGAAACACTAGTTGGGAAGACACCATAAATGGTGTACTTTCTCAGAACATCAATATCTCCACCCTGAGTTCCTCTGGTGTTTAGTCCAGTGTATTGACCTCTGGATAGTTGAGCAACAGTTACATCAGTCTGATACTCAGAAGGATCAATGGTTCCTGAACCATCAGAAACCTTAACAATGTAATTCATCCATCTTTCAAAGATGTTTCTCCACTTGAAGTCAACATCATTGATAACTGTAATGGTCCAAACATCAAAGGTTCTCTCTCCAGCAACCTTTAGTGTTCTGCCTCTGAATGGAACTGGAATCTCAGTGATTGTTGAAGCAGGAAGACCAGCAGCTTTGATGAGCATGTTGTCATCTGAAACTACCTGATCTCCCCATGGGAAGGCAAAGTTGCCTCCAAGTTCAGTACCAAAAGAAACCTCAAAGAGATTACTTCTGGCACCACCCCCCTTCATTTGGGACTTGAACTTATCAATAGTTCTTTCGCTAAAAGTAGGCATTGGTTTTTACTCCTATTTAGATTAAACTGTTCCTACAACTGTCTCAAAAGAGACTCCAGTTCTAGTAGCAACAAAGGTCAGACCAATGAAGTTGATGCTTCTTGCTGGTTTAACATAGATGTCAGCAATAAATTCATTTCTGTCAATTACATCTGGAGTATTATTTGATTCATCACAGACAAGAAGGAAATCAGTGATTCCTCTCTTGACTTGTACATCTCTTAGGTATGGCTCAACAATGTTGATGAAGTTTGCTCTAGTTGCTGCATCATTGAACTCAAAGAGTTGAGCATCTGCAGCACTCTTGATTGCCTGCTCAATAGTGATGAACAGTCTTCTAACATTGATTCTGTCAAATGCTGATTGATAAGAAAGTGCAGTCTTATCACCAAATAGAATGATTCCAGAACCAGGGGAGGAGATGACAGGGTTGATTCTCTGTGAATAGAGTTGATCTCTATCTGCTTGGGATGCATTGTATGCAAGTTTAATTGCAAACTTTAGGCTTCCTCTGCTCTTTCCTGCAGGTGAGTACCATGGGAACTGATTGATATCAGTTCTTACACACAGACCAGCAATATCTGCTGAGCATGGCATGTAAACAAACTGCTGGTTAAATCTGTCATAGATGTATTGGTATCCACTATCAAATACTGCATAAGATGAAGAGGTTAGTGGGCTGAAGAATGATAGTACATTCTCAAGTTGAGTTGCAGTTGGTGTTACATTTACAACACCCTCTCTATATGGTGAGATAAATGCTACACAATCCTTTCTGCTCTCTGCAATGCTGATTAGTTTATTTGCTTTTGCTTGCTCAATTTCTTTACCACCAGAGGCACTACCCTGTAGCAGATAGTTGATGGTTACATCAGCATCATTTGAAAACTTGTCATATGCAGTGATTAGGTCTGAGAGACCAACTTCAAATCCACCAACTCCACCATTATAGTCTGCACCACCTTGGAGAGTGAATGATTTGTTTCCAATAGAGTTAAAGGTTCTGTCTTCTGCAGCAACTCCCCAAATTCCTGATGATTCTGCTTGTAGAGTATATCCACTAGAGAACTTAACAGAAACTGGATCAACTCCCCAGTATGCATCAGTTGCATCGCCTAAAGATTTGCCTGCATAGATGTATGCAGAATTCAGGGCAATGTAGTCCTTATAGTAAACCTTAGTTGAAGGTGAAACTGTTGTGTCAGTTGCCTTGGATAGATTTATAAACTTCTCAAGGATTGTTTGTGGGGTTCCTGAGATGTTGCTTGACTTCTTGCTATCAATAACAACAATGTGGATTCCATCATTAGAACCACCTCTCTCAGTTACATAAGCATTTGAGGTTGGTTTTGGTGCAATGGATCTCCAAGCAAGAGTTACAGAGTCTCCTCTTGTGGTATCTAAAATGTTCTGAGCATTGTACCAGTCTTCTGCTCCAGTTGGAGTGACTGTTGCTGTACTTAATCCAGCATTAGTTAGAACATCAACAGATGCACTTGTTCTGAAAGCATAAGCACCACTTTCTGTGTAATCTTGGGCAGTTTCTGTTCCACCAACTACCTTTGAGGTAACTCTGACATAGAATTCAGATGAACCAACCCCAGTGATTACACCTTTAACAAATCCTTGTGCAACTGCTGTTGTACCAACACCAGGGATGATTCCAGTCAGTGCTTGTGTCACTCCATATCCAACTGCAATTCCAGTTGTATTAACACCAGAGATTATTTGATCTGCAAAATGGTCAATGACACAGACCTTCAGATCTTCTGCCCAGTAACCTGGGTTCTTTGCAGCCCAATACCAAGTGCTTGCAGTGCTATGTGACTCTTGATAGTCATCATAGTTATCAATTGCTAGTGAAGTTGATGCTAGACCAACAGCAGCATTAGCATTTTCTAAATTAGTTCCAGAGCATCTTACTACTCTTAGGCTACCACCATAAGATAGGAAGTTAGATGCTGAGTACCAGTACTCATAGTGGTAGTTGTTGAGGGATGGACCCCCAAAAGTTTTCTTTAACTCATCCTCAGTTCTTATAGTTACAATTTGATTTACAGGACCTTTTGCAAAAGGAGCTGCGATCCCTGCTGCTAAGGATGAGGTATTCTGGATACCACCCCTTGTCAGATCTACCTCTCTTACATTGATACCTGGAGATGCTAAGCGTAACGCCATTTTGACTCCTCTAGTGCTTCAGTTGTTGCTCTAGAAATATTTATAATTTGCTAATTTTAAATTGGGGAAACTGCCAGTGAACACTTACCAGTCAGGATATTCCCACTTATCAAAGACTCTGGTTGCCATTCTACTAACAACCACCCTCTTTATAGTGCACTCTTTACACTCATACGAATATGCAGAGGGAAGTGCTCCCCTATTCTTTCTAGTCAGATAAAACCCATCTATTAGATCTTTTGTTTCTCCACAAACTCTACATTTTCTTTCTGTAAGAAAGAGATGTTCTAATTCAAATTGATCATCTATATCTATCATCTATATTCCCACATGTATGCTCTGTCACCATACTCATCTAGATGCCACACATCTCCATCAGCATCAACTTCACCAGTAAGAGATTCCATACCATCTAATACAAATCCAAATGGTGCCATGTCCTGTTCAATCTGATTCTTCTGCTCTTCATATAATCTCTTTCTAACATCCTGATCAGTCAGTTCCTTAAAGTAATCTTGTGCAACCAACCATGCATAAATGACAAGACACATTGCCAAGTCATCATTACATCCTTCTTCTGCTTCAAATGAATTGTGCTTTTGAATGAAAGTAGTTAACTCACTAATAATCTCATAGTCATTGAAAATTAGTTTGTCTTCCTCAATCATTGTTTTTAGATTAAGACAACCAACCTTTTTAACTGTCTTAGACATCTTAAGTCCAAGTTGAGTTTTCTTTCCAGAAAATCCTTGTCCAACAATTTGACCTGCTCTACCTCTCATAGAACACATGAGTAGATTTTGATATTCTAGATCATATTGTATAATTGCTGCTACCTGATCTCCAACATCATTTACCTCACATAAGATATATGCATCATTATATGCCTTTGCTACATCCACAATGACACTTGGGAATAGCATTGGTTTGATCTCATTGTTTCTATACTTACCTACAATGTTATGTGGGAATGAGGTAATATCATAGATTACAAAAGCAGAGTAATCATTACCAACTCCTCTTGCCACATCAACTGTCATCAAGTAATCTCTATCTTCTCTAGGTTCTGCATATACATCCATCCCCTTACTTCTCTTGATAGGATCATCATAAACTAAAGTTTTTAGTTTGCTTGGATTGATTAGTGTATCAACTGATCCTAAGAATTCACATTCAAACTCAACCTTAAACTGCTGCTCAGATGTGTTTGAGATAGTCTGCTGTTTCCACTTATCATCCCTCCCAGGAACCTCAGACCAATGAACATCAGTTGGGACATATTCATTCTTACTTCTTTCTGCATCATGCCACATCCTATAGAAGTGGTTCATTCCATGAGGAGTGGAAACTATGATGACCTTTGTGCTCTGACCAGAAGAAATAGTAGGATAAACAGAGGCAAAGAATTGGTCTGCAATATGGTTTGGAATGAAGGCGAACTCATCAAGGAATATGATATTATAGGACCCACCTCTGACAGCAGATGCAGATGTAGAAGCAGCCAGTATCTTTGATCCATTTTCCAACTCCATAGAACCCTTATTCCATGCTAGGATACCTTGCTGCAACCACTTTGGCAGGTTTTCATATGCAGTTTGTAACCTTGATAGAAGGTCTCTAGCAGTTGATGCTTTGTTTGCTAGGATAGCAATATTGACATTATCATTAAAGATCGCATAGTGCAGCAAGTATGATACAACAGTTGTAGATTTGCCTGTCTGTCTAGGCATTTTACAAATGTTGAATCTATGATCATGGAAGTTTTTAATTAACTTCTCTTGGAAATGATATGGTTTAAATAACTGCAATCCATGATCCAGAGTAACAATCTGAACATAGTTCTTTGCAAAGTATACAGGATCATTTTTACACCTAACAAATTCAACAATTTGATCTTGTGAAAATTCAATAGGTGTATTGGCTTTCTTTAATAGGGGGTTGCCAAGATATACATTATCAGACATAAAAAATTACCTCTGTTCAATCCAGTTTAATACTGCAAGTGCTGCTTTGTTAACATTGGGAGATGCACAAGCAAGTGTAATAG